GGCAGATGCTTTTGAGTGTCTATTTACATTCGACAGTAATGACAGATCAGTGAGTGCTTATAAATTAGAGAACTTTGGTAAGACAGTTCCTGTAGTATTATCGTTCCGTAACTTACTTAAAGAATTAGATATCTCTTGGAATGAAGATGATATTAAAACCATGCTATATGTTACAGGAGGTAATGATGCCAGCGGTACTCCATTGTCTATAGCAGGAGTTAATGCAAGTGCAAATGGATATATAACAAATTACAGTTACTTCTATGAGGATATGAGTGCAGAACTTAAAGTCAAACTGGAAGAGTATTATCAGTTGATGGAAACCAACGGAGCATTGATATCTACTGCTCTCACACAGCTTAATACTTTATATAACGAATTATATAGCCTGAACAATAAAATGCCCACAGACCAATCTAGTACGGACTGGACGCTATATGGGCTGGTAGGATTAAAGTCAAAGGCTACTACATATTTAAACAATATGTCTCTGTATACTGACAAGATGGGGAACGATCCTACTTCTGCACAAGCATACACGACAAACAACACCTTATGGAATCAAGTAACTGCTGAGATTACTGTACGGGAATCACAAATAACTGCAAAGAATACGCAGATAACAGCAAAACAAACAGAAATACGTTCTTATACTGTAGACATCAAAACGGTTCTCGGTGATGATTTATATGTAGAATTACAACCATTTATTCGTGAAGATAAACTTTGTGACGATTCATATATAGCAACGGATATAATGACTGATGCGGAAGTATTGGCAATGAAAAAAGATCTCTATGAGCACGGAGTAAACGAATTATCAAGAGTATGCTTTCCACAGTTTGAAATGACTGTAGATGCGGTTAATTTCCCTGTTTTGTTCAACTATAAAGACTGGACGGAACAACTTGAACTTGGTGATATAGTAAGAATCAAGTATTCAGATACCGCTTATTTCTCAGCCAGATTATTAAAGATGGAATTGGATTGGGATAATTTCAAGAATTTCTCTCTCACTTTCAGTTCCAAGACATCTTTAGAGGACGGTTTCTTTGAATTTGAAACCATCAAAAATATGGTGAATCGGTCTAGTACAACCCTTGACTATAAGACTTCTGGGTGGAACGAAGCTAGTAAGCAAGCGACAACTGCGTATAGCGCCACGAAGAAAGAAATTCTTGACCTGAGCTTACAACAGATTCAAAGTAATGCAAACAATATCGTAACAGATTTGAGCGACGCAGGACTTTTGTTTAGAAAATACCTGCCCGAGCAAAGTAAATTCGCACCAGAAAAACTTTGGATTACTAATAGACAGATACTGTTATTTGAAGAACCAGACGGCACCAATTTAAAGACACCAAAAGTTGCGATAGGAAAAGTATATAAGACTGTAAATGGAGTAACGAAAGAATTTTATGCAGTAGCTGCTGACGTAATTGCTGGAGATATGTTCTTTGGTGAATCACTTTCAATCCAAAATAAGAATAATACTCTCACACTTGACCAGAATGGGTTTATAGCATCTGCAACCAATGGATTCAAGGTGCAAATTAATCCAGATGATCCCGCTAATATCTTGAATATTTCTAAAAATGGAACGAAACTCTTCTATATAGATGCAGTCACTGGGAAACTTGTGTTCAAAGGTCGTGCAGAAATTGACGAAGGTTTAATTGCCAACTGGAATATTACTGCCAACAGATTATATTCTGGAAATGTAGGTATGAGTTCTGACGCTACTGCCGGGGCAGTTGCTTATTGGGCGGGAAACGCTATTTCTACGAGTGCACCGTTTAGAGTGACTAATCAAGGTTATTTATTCGCTTCAAATGCTAATATTTCTGGTACAATTACGGCTATATCTGGTACCATTGGCGGTTGGAGTATTGGATCTACTGGACTGACTGGAAATTCTAGTACTTATATTATGGGTGGAAGAATTAATATTGGCAATGGGTTCTTCTATGTGGCAGACAACGAAATTTACATGGGTGATTTCTATATGACATACACGGATCGTGCTTTATTTATGTCTACAGACCAATACTCTGGAATGTCAGCAAGCACTGGGTCAGATAGATTTGCGCTTTGGGGTGGGTATAACGGAGGAAGTTATACAAATATAAATAATTATATCTTTGCTGTCAGTGGAGTGATGGTATACGCCAAGGATATAACGATTACAGGTAACCCTTCTTTCTGGAAAGGTTGGACATTATCAGACACAGTTGAGGATATATATGACCAGTTGGCTTATATAAGATCAAGAGTTGGTTAATATTGGTATATGCTTTATTGACAAAATACTTTCATGTAACTATAATAATATTAAGAAATATACACTATAATATTAACAAATTATTTAATACTGGAAGGAGTTTGTTATGAAGAATTTGAAAATTATGGGTGCATTTGTTTTATTATTTTCCTCTCTTTCGTTTGCGTCTTTTGCTGGCGAATGGGAAAAGGATAACTCAGGTTGGAAATATCAAGAAGATAGCGGGTCTTATATAAGCAAATCATGGAAAGAAATAAACAATAAGTGGTATTATTTTAATGAAGGAGGTTATATGTTAAGTGATACTACTACCCCTGACGGATATGTAGTCGATAAATCCGGGGAATGGGTTGAAAATAATAATAACAATTCTACACCTAAATATGAGTTTGACACAATCGGGAATTGGGTTAGCGAAGGTAAAATACCAGAGGGTGAATATATTTATTACCCAAAAGAAAAAATGAATAATCCAATTATATATGGGTCGTCTAGTTTTGAATCTAATACCTTTAATTATATAAAGATTTATAAAAACGATAAGCTTAACCCAGGCACTTATGTACCAGTTAAAGATGTTACTCAATTAGATATCTCTGGCGAAGGAGTGTTTTTGGTTGGGAAAGATATCAAGGCGGGAACATACATTTTGACAAAGAAGTTCATTGACAGCGCGTCTGTAAATATCTCAAAATGTAAGGTGTTCGAATCTATACCATCGAGCAAAGACAAAGAAGGGTCGAATGCGAACTTAGATCAAGATTTGTTTGTGAGAATGTCTACGAGTAATGTGGTGACCGTTAAAGATGGTCAATATGTCCAACTTATCAATTGTTCTGCTAATTTTGTTAGACCATAATTAATATATTTATGTAAAGGGCGGATATCATCTCGCCCTTTTGTAATGTAATTATTCTTTGTTTAACCATTTGTGATACATTCCGAGCATTTGACTATTGATGAGTGCTGCTTGTAAAAAGATTTTGTCATCATTGGTTGGAGCACTAAGATACATTGGATGATTTTGAATTTCTTTTCTCATCAATAGAAATGTTTTATCATCTAAGGAATTTAAAAAATCTTTATATTCTTTCATGTATAAACCTCCTTTCGTATATGGATAATTTTACCATATTAAAATAGGAACATCAAGCGTTAGCCAATTATGTAAGACCATAAAACCTTTTAAAGAGCAAGGCTCCTAACACCTATTTAGTTTCTTGTATAGATGTAACTATTCCATTTGTAAAATAAACGTAGTTGTTATTCTCATAACACCATTGTTCTGTTGTACCATATTTTGTAGTGGTCTTGTTTATTCTATCTGGCTTTCCCCATTTGGATGATAAGACATCATCTACATTCATGCCGATTTTTATATTATGCTTATCAACTTTACTGTTATGCAAGTATCCATCTGGGTAATAATATACTTTTCCAAAGTCATCTGGAGTCATAAGTTCACCATCTTTAAACAAAGTGTCTGCTAATATTAATTCATTGTTACTACGTGTGAACGTATAATAATTTCCAGTTCCATCATTTGGAGAAATAGAAAAATATGGAGCAAAACGATATATTGGTCTAAGTTCATATGTTTGTTTATCTGTGATCAATGTTAGTCCTTTGATTGTGACATTTTGAGGATATTCTTTGTAATCCTTATAATAATAATCACTAATATCAGCAGGGACATTCCATTTGCCCTGTATGTCAATAATTAGTCTACTTAACTCAACGTAATTACTTGAGTCTTTGTAGTCACTTAAGATGGTGAAGTAGCTTAGAGCACTATCAAAATCTTCATTGTTAAATCCAGACATAGCATAGTCGTATAGTTCAGCTTCAGTCATTGTTGAAACATCTTTTTGCAGTTCGCTACTTGTAGTACCACCATTATTTACATTTTTAGTGCATCCAACAACAGTAGTCATCACCAATGCCGTTAGAATAAGAAGTTTTAACTTCATAGTAATTCACCCATTTTTGTTTTTATTGTATCATATAGAATGTATAAATAACAATATTTATATAAGATCAAGAGAAGTTTTGATTAATAAAATAATTAATACAACAAGGTGAGACCGTAAACTGAATGTTTTATTTAATGGGAGCAGAGAGAAGTGACCTGCTCCTTTTTGCTTCTTTTTGTGTTAAAAAATCGATTTGATTTTAAAATACATATACGCCCAGTAGCACGCCCCTAATATTGTTATCGCTGCAAGAATTGTGACCATAGAAGCTATTCTTTTTAAATATCTAGTTTGTTTGGCAGACAAAAGAAGTTTGATTTCTTCGTCTGATATTTCATTATCCTCCACTTTCCTGATTTTGTTATTGGAATCAGTGGTAGTCATAAACTCTTGATTTTCGTTGTCATAATCGACAACATCATAAATTCCTAACTCGATCAATTCATCAACTAATGCCTGATTTTTCATACTCATGCCTCCGCTTTGGTTATTTTATTCTATTATAGCATCTGCACGAAGAGACGTGTATAATAAATTGAATATTTTTCCATTACGCTATTGACTTCATACATCATGTGATGTATATTAGCTATATGATGTATGAAAGGTGTGATTGTATGACAGATGAACCAACATATGTATCTAGTAAGCGTAAACGATATAACTTCACTCTTCTACCAGAAGTAAAGAAGGAATTCAAGATTGCGTGTACTAGAAGCGAACTAGATATGAATGAAGTGCTTGAAATATTGATGCAAGCGTATTCTGATGGCGTAATAAATTTAAAAGAGCTTGAAGAATAAAAAAGACAGCCTACCACCGTCCAAAGTAGTTAAGGCTGTCAACGACAATATAGGCAAGCTATATCTGTTTAAATTATACCCTTTCTATTCTGTGATGTCAAATACATATAATATGAAAGGAATAGTATGATGAAAAATGAATTAGTAACGAGAGAAGTTAATTTTTATGGCGATGCAATTATGTGTGCACAAGATAATTCTACGGGTAAAGTTTATGTGGGTATAACATGGGTGTGCGATGGAATAGGTCTATCTGAAGGTCAAACAAAGAATGAAAAATCTAAAATGAAGAAGGATTTGGTTCTTCTTCAAGGGGGACGAAATTTAATCCTCCCAACAAATGGAGGACATCAAGAGGTTTCGTGTTTGGAGTTAGATTTCTTACCTCTTTGGTTGGCAAAAATTTCTATAACACCTAAAATGCAAGAAGACTCACCAGAACTGGTAAAAAAGCTTATGCATTATCAACTAAAAGCAAAAGATGTGCTTGCACAGGCCTTTATTAAATCAAAGGAAGTGGACATAGATAATTTTAAGATTCCCACCACTTTATCTGAAGCACTATTATTGTCAGCGAACCTTGCGAAAGAAAATGAAATAATGAAACCAAAGGCAGAACAGTTTGACTTATATCTTGACAACGATGGAACATCGTCGATGAACCAAGCTGCAAAGAAATTAAAAACAAAGAGAAATAAGATGATGCAATTTCTTCGTGACATGAATGTTTTTAATCAAGATAACTCTCCTGCTTCTTACTATTCTAATCAAGATTATTTTGAAGTGAAAAGTTATACATATATAGTTAAAGGTGGAAGAAAATATCAAATTGCAATAACTAGAGTAACCGCCAAAGGTCAAGACTTTTTATATAGATATCTTACTAAACACGTTGATGAATACTGTAAATATGATTCAGATTTCAAAAATAAAATTAGCGAGGTGACGGCATAATGGTAAAAGTATTATCCAATGCTTCTCCCTCAAACAAATACATAAAAGCAATCGTGGTTAAGCTTGATCCGTTTGAGTCAAAGATTTTATTTGAGAAGAATTACAGTTATGACGAAACGAATGAAGCACACAGAGATTTAAGTAAATATGATTATGGTAATAATATCTGTCAAGCCTATGAAATGGATATTGATACATAGGTGTAAAATGTTGTTGTGAATTTTGTCGTTAGCTGTCTACAACATATATTGTTAGTATGTTATGGCTTGTCTTGACTTGTAAATAACAAAGACTTATAATCAATATATAGTTATTTATTATAAATTTAAGGAGGTAGATATGGAAACATATCGATGTTTGCAATCACGCAAGATTACTCTTAAAATACAAACAGGTAAACATGGGTATTAAGGTTTACTTAACTCGCTTCGTTGATGAGGTATGGAAAATTTTATTTGTTTTGAAAACAAAAAGTATAATATAGTTCCATCGCCAAAGTCGTAAGTATAATAAATCACTCTGTCCATAAAATCATATCATTTATCAATTGGAGGCAAATATGGATGGCACGAGATGCGAGTACTGTGATTTTGTAGTATTATGTTTTGACTTATTCGATGAACCAAAAATAATAAAAACTACGAGATGCTCATTGTTAGAATTTAATAGAGTAAAGAAAAAGTTAAAAGAAAAATACAATAACAGAGAAGCTTATAGTGTTATATATAAAAAACAGAATATAGAGATATAGAAGTAGCACAAGAGCAGGGTTAATCTCCTGCTCTTTTTTTGTTGTGTAAAAATAGAACATCAGGAGGAATTAACTTTGGAATTAATTTACAGTCAGATTTTCGATGCAGTAAACACACTTATGTATATCAAGTCGCTCGACGTAGGATTTAAAGTCAAGTATTGGTGCAACAGAAATATTAAATCACTTGCCAGTGACTACGAGTTGTTCGTGGGATTGCGAAATGATTTATATGACGAGTATTGCTATAAAGATGAAGATGGCAAATACATAACCATAGTCGATGACAAGATAAAATTCAACCTAAAAGAGAATAAAATTGCTGATGATTTCGGCAAAGAAATGAATGAATTATTATTGATGGAATGTGAAATTGAACCATATATTCTGTCTCAGGAGGCGTGTGACTCATTCCCAGATGAAAAAGGGATTGACATTGATGCAATAGACTTTTTATTGCCATAGACGTAAAGGAGAGTAAATAATGAAACAAAAAGAAAGTATAAATCACGACGACGATATTTCCATAGATGTAGACCTATCAGATATAAATGCATACTATGAAGTATTCAAAGTAAAGAGTGAACTTTTATTGGAACAAGGAAGATTTCATGATTTTCACGTTCTATTTGTTAAATTTCTCAACTGGTCATAAGAACAATTAAATAGCTTAAACGGTAACGCCGATGGGTTAATCCTATCGGCTTATTTTAATACAAAAAATTAAAGAAGGAGGCGATAAAATGGGTGTTTTACCAATAATGAAAGCCGATATTTCAAAGCCAAGGGATTATATGTATTTGCTTTCTAAGCAATACGACAACCTATCGCGACAATATAAGTTAGTCATCACAGACAATGGTTCATTATATCAAAATATGACAGATGAAACTCTTGTGCGCATTCGTATGTGGGCAGAAGGTGAAGCCGAGCCTTATGTGGATAAATGGCTCGACGATCCGTGGGTTGAGGGGTGTCCGGTTCTTACTTTCACAAATAATATGTTGTCCAAGGTTGGGAACGTTACATATGAATTTATACTACAAGAACCTGGCTCTATGGTCACGGTGAGTACCATGCCTCAGAATTTAGACATCACAAGATCATTGACTAATTATTTAGGTCTAATTGAAAGTGACGATTTTGACATACTCTCTCACCTCATTGCGGAGGCTGCAGTGATTCCTGAAATTCTTGCGGATATCACCGCTACGAAAGAAGAAGTTGAAGCCTTAATTGCAAGCGTCAATGTTCAAATGGCTACATATGAGACCGAATTTAACCAAATGAGCACAGATCTACAAAACTTAATGATATCAATTCAAGAATATATGTTGGATGTTGAAAATGCTGCGGCAGCGAGTGCGAAATTGTCCGAAAGTTGGGCAATTGGGCATACCGGAACAAGAGTTGATGAAGACACTAATAATAGTAAATTTCATAGTGACCAATCAAAGTTGGAAGCAGATAGGGCGAAATCTGAAGCGGACAGAGCTGAACAATATGCTGGTAGCGTAGATCCAAAAACATTATCTCAGGTAAGTGGAATTGATACGTATGGAATATTAGGGGGTATCGGAGACACTGTATCGGGGCAGAATTTAATTGATGAAATGTTTGATACTCATAAATCAAAAAACGAAATGCTTGGGGGAATAAAAACATTCACTGACAATGTGTTTGCCCCTAACTTGATTGGTGGCAACACAATTTATGGAGGAACTATCATTGATAATTTTAATAACATTATAAAAAACGGAGCGTACACCGGATATGGTACTGCTTATGGTGCCCCCACTACAGATCATTCATGGTTTATTGAGCATAGAAACTCAAATGCAGGAACGGTATCGGCTGTTCAATTAGCGATTGCATATGACGACAACCAAATTATATATATACGAAAAAAGGTAAATAGTGCATGGGGAGCTTGGATTTTACAGGTTTCAAGAGGTGAATTTGACAATTTTGTTAATAATACAAATTCCCAGTTGAGTTTGATAAATGAAGAAAAAGCAGACAAAACAGATCTCGCTATCACAAATGCAGCCGTTTCACTAAAAGCAGACAAAACAGAAGTAACAAATGTAATGACACCTAAAGGAAATATAGCTTACGCTTCGTTACCTACAACTGGAAATACGATAGGTTGGTATTATTACTGTGCTGACGGAGACGGAACTCACGGTGCTGGTAATTATGTGTGGAATGGTACAGCGTGGTATTTCGGTGGTGCTGGCGATAGCGGATATAGTATACTTAAAAATGATTTGCAAGAATCTATCGCCTCTACTGGTTCTGCTTCGGGGGTAAGCCAAAACAACATATATACGGGTTCATTAGATTGGAGTGGCACATGGTTAAGTAACTCCCCATCGTGGACTACAAGCAGCCAAACGCACAATGGTT